CCCGGACCGCACCCTCTCGCCGGCCGAACGAAAGGAGAAGTTCGAGCGCGAGGTGGCGATCGAAAGCCGGCGGCAGGCGTACTTCGCCCTGCGGGAAGAGGTCGGGCGTGCCGGCATCATCAACGAGGACCTGCGCGCGATCGCGCTGGTGCAGCTGAGCATGGGCCCGGGAGAGGTCAAGGCCGAGTTCGCGCCTTACTGGGGCCTGGCCGAAGAGCACACGGGCGAGGAGGTCGAGGCGGCGATCCTCAAGGCCGACGGCGCGCAGCTCCTGCAGATGGTCTTCGACCTGCTCATCGGCGAGCACAACTACTACCGGAGCGAGCAGGACAAGGCGCTCGCGCTGGCCACCGCACGCGGCATCGACGTTGCCGCCATCGAGGCCAAGGTGCGCGAGGAGCTCAAGGCCGCGGCAAAGGCGAAGGGCAAGTCGAAGTCGAAGCCCGCGGACGAGGACCAGGGCGGCGAGGGGGGTGAGGGATGAACAACTTGCGCCCCCAGTACGTCAACACCCAGGCCGTCTTCGACGTCATCGCCGAGCGAGCCCGGCAGGTCGAGGGCGAAGGCTGGTCCCCCGAGCACGACGACGAGCACGACGGCGGTGAGATCGCTCAAGCTGCGGCCGCCTACTGCGAGCACGCAGTCAACCAAGACGCGAACCTGCCAGGCTTCTGGCCATGGGACGAAGCATGGTGGAAACCTCGCACACCGCGCGAGGACCTGGTTCGTGCCGGCGCGCTGATCCTCGCCGAGATCGAGCGGATCGACCGCGCCTCAGACGCTCGCGAACGCGCCCAGGACTTCGACCGCCCCGCGCAACTGCTGTAACCCAACCCACTACCCGCCGCAATCGCCACGCCCGCCATCCCCTTCGACCTCGCCGACGGCGAGCACTACGCCGGCCTCTCCCGCGGCCACGACACCGGCGCCTGGCACCACATTGTGCTGCTGCCCGCCCCGCCCGACAAGAACCTCACCTGGCAGGAGGCGATCGACTGGGCCAAGAGCGTCGGCGGCGAGCTGCCCACGCGCTTCGAGGCGGCCCTCATCTACGCGAACCTGCGCGACAAGGTCGACCTCGACAACTGGCACTGGACGGCCACGCCCTACGCCGGCGCCGAGCGCTACGCGTGGATGCAGATCTTCCACTACGGCGCCCAGGACTACGGCCACAAGGGCGACGACTACCGTGCCGTCGCAGTCCGCAGAGTGCCGGTTTAGTCCTTCATCAATTCGATCATTCAGGAGCCCAACGTGAAGACGACAACCCCCGAGACGATTCCCCTGCCCCGCATGCACAGCCAGTACGCCGGCGGCGTGGCGATGGGCGTGATGGCCGGCCAGGACGGCAAGCCCGACTACCTCCTCATCCTTCACAGCCTGTCGCCGGAGCGAATGACCTTCGAGCAGGCGCTGGCCTGGTCGAAGGCCGCCAGCGGCGAGGACGGGCCGACGCTGCCCGAGCTGGCGATGCTCTTCGCGAACCGCCGCGAGGGCCAGTTCGCCAAGGAATGGCACTGGTCGGTCACGCCCTCCGCCGGCGCCGAGCGCTACGCGTGGGTGCAGATCTTCTACGACGGCGGCCAGTACGGCACCCTCAAGGACGGCGCCTGCCGTGCCGTCGCAGTCCGCAGAGTGCCCTTTAAGTAATTCGATCCTTCGGTAATTCGCTTTCACCCCCGACATGGCCATCCACACCGAGCTGCCGATCTACAAGGTCTCCTACGACCTGTTGAGCGAAGTGGTCGCGCTCGTCAAGAACATGCCCCGCGAGTTCAAGCAGTCGATCGGCGGGACGATTCGTGACGAGTGCATCGCGATCACCACGCTCGTGTTCCGGGCGAACGTGTCCCGGGACAAGGCCCCGCACCTGCTCGAACTCGTCGAGCGGCTGCAGGTGGCCGAGCTGCTGCTGCGCCTCGCCAGGGATCTGAGGTTCATCTCGATCCCGCAGTACGCCAGGGCGATCGCACTGACAAGCTCGATCGGCAAGCAGGCCAACGGATGGCGCAAGGCCGCATCGTCGCCCGTTCCCTCGTCGTCAAGGCGCGAGGGCTGAGCGATGCTTACTCTGGTCGTGCCGCTGCCCCACGAGGGCACCGAGATGCGCGATGGGGATACCGCCGGCAGCAGCCGGGACGGGTCCGGCGCAGTCGCCCCGATGATCGGCCGAGGCCTTCGCCGGGACGACGTGGATCGCACGAATGGACGCCCTACGCCGGCGACGAGCGCTACGCGTGGATGCAGAACTTCAACAACGGCAACCAGAACAACAACCACAAGGACAACGACTACCGTGCCGTCGCAGTCCGCAGAGCAAGACGATGCTGCCCATGTCGGGCCTTCCTTCGAGGAGCTGGTCGAGGCTTACTTTGACTGCCGCCGCACGAAACGCAACACCGCATCCGCGCTCGCCTTCGAGGCGGACCTCGAGCGCAACCTGGTCGGGCTTTTCGACGAGCTCGCCGCCGGCGCCTATCGGCCCGGGCCGTCGATTTGCTTTGTGGTCACGCGGCCCAAGCCCAGGGAGGTGTGGGCCGCGCAGTTCCGCGATCGCATCGTGCACCACCTGCTCTACAACAGGATCGGCCCGCGCTTCGAGAACGCCTTCATCGCGGACTCGTGCGCGTGCATCCGGGGCCGCGGCACGCTCTACGCCGCCAAGCGCCTCGAGGCGAAGGTGCGCTCGGTCACGCGCAACTGGGCGCGGCCGGCGTTCTACCTCAAGGCCGACATCGCGAATTTCTTCGTGTCGATCGACAAGGGCGTGCTCGCGGGCCTCCTCGAGGCGAGGATCCCGGAGCCGTGGTGGCGCGAGCTCGCGATGCAGACGCTCTTCCACGACCCGCGGCCGGACGTGATCCTGCGCGCCACGCCGCGCGAGATGGCGCTGGTGCCGCTCCACAAGCGCCTCACCGAGCAGCCGGCCACGAAGGGCCTGCCCATCGGCAACCTGTCGAGCCAGTTCTTCGCGAACGTCTACCTCGATCGCCTGGATCAGCTCGTGAAGCATGTCCTGCGCGGCCGCCACTACATCCGGTACGTCGACGACTTCGTCCTGCTGCACGAGGACCGCGCCTGGCTGGCCGCGACGCTCGCCGAGATCGAGGCCTTCCTGCCGCGCGAGTTGCTCGTGCGCCTGAATCCGACGAAGACGATCATCCAGCCGGTCGCCCGCGGCATCGACTTCGTGGGCCAGGTCGTGAAGCCATGGCGCCGCGAGACGCGCCGGCGCACCTACCGCGCGGCACTCGCCCGCACCGAGGCCGCGCGCCTCGAGGATCTCCTGCAGACGGCCAACAGCTACTTCGGCCTCCTCGGCCAGGCCTCAGCCGGCCACCACGATCGCGCGCGACTGGCGAAGGTGTTGCTGTCCCGCGGCCGCGCCGTCGATCGCGGGTTCACCAGGAGCTTCGCGTGAACGAGCCCGGCCTCTTCCTGACCGACGAGGACTTGCGCGAGCTCACGGACGCGGTGCGGAGCCCCACGCAGATCGCCTGGCTGCGGGACAACCGCTGGCTCTTCGAGATCTCGCGCACCGGGAAGCCACGTGTCGCCCGCGCCTACTTCGAGCGGCGGATGGTCGGCGGGGACCAGGCGCAGGACGTGGTGGTGGAGACGCCGCCCGCACACAACTTTGCAGCGATAGGAGGATAGCCGTGGAAGCGCCGAAGCCTTGCCCGTTCTGCGGGCACAAGGAGATCGACCCCGACGCCTACATGATGGTCGAATATCTCGGGAAGGATGGAGCTTCTATCTACTGCGATCGCTGCGGAGCGAGCGGCCCGGAAGCTGCCGATGTATCGAGCGCCATCAGCAAGTGGAACGACCGCCAGTGACCGTGTACGTCGACTCGATGCAGGCTCGCTTCGGCCGCATGGTGATGTGTCACATGATGGCGGACAGCACCGACGAACTTCTCGCGATGGCCGACGCAATCGGAGTGGCCCGCAAGTGGATTCAGAAGCCCGGAACGCGGCTGGAACACTTCGACATCTGCAAGTCGAAACGCGCGGCCGCCGTGAAACTCGGAGCAAAGGAAATCACGCGGCACGAGCTTGCCGAAATTCTCAACGGAAGGACGCCATGACTGCAACAGCACCATGTGACCACGACAGGAGATTCGGCCTCATCGGGCTTCCCAAGGAGGCGAACGGATGCCTCGCTTGCGCCTACGAGCAATCGGTGCAGGCCCTCGCCACAGCGCAGGCCGCCGCGGCCGCGACGTTTGTCGTTCACGTCTCCTGCTACTTCACCTGGAATGTGGTCGGGTCGGACGGCGCGGAAGTGGAACGGCGCGTCATCGTCGTCCAGGCAGCCAACAATGACGAGGCAATCGCGGTAGCCATCGAGTATGCCAGCAGGACCGCCCGGATGGGCCCACGCTGGCTTGCCTTCAACTGGACAGAGGTCTCGCCGTTCCACATTCCCTATGATCTCGGCAAGCGCGAGGCGTAACATGCCCGCCATGGGCCGCCCCCGGAAGACCGACCTCAACCTGCCTCCACGGATGCGGAGGAAGGGCAACGCCTACTACTTCGCCCACAACGGGAAGCCGCGGCGCTGGGAGGCCCTGGGCACCGACTTCGCGGTCGCGCTGCGTCGCTGGGCCGAGCTCGCGGGCCAGCCCGCCACGGCCGCGCCGGCGCTCACCTTCAGCGAGGTGGTCACGAAGTACCGGCTGCTGGTCTATCCGACGAAGGCCCCGCGCACGCGCAAGGACAACGACGGCGAGTTCAAGAAGCTCGAGTCCGTGTTCGGTCGCTCGCCCTTCGAATCGATCACGCACCGCGACGCCGCCCGCTATCACGCCATGCGCGGCGAGAAGGCGCCCGTCCGCGCCAACCGCGAGATCGCCCTGCTCTCGCACGTCTGGACCTTCGCCAGGTCGGCCAAGTCGGGCTACCTCACCGAGAAGCCGAACCCCTGCGAGGGGATCGAGCGCTTCAAGGAAAAGGGCCGCGACATCTTCGTGACCGACGACGTGTTCCTGTCGATCGTGTACAAGGCGCCCCAGCCGCTCGCCGATGCCATGTGGCTCGCCTACTTCACCGGCCAGCGGCCCTCGGACGTGCTGAAGACGCGGCGCGACAACGTGCGCGAGCTCGCGCTGGACGTGCGCCAGGGGAAGACCGGCGCGAACGTGCGCATGGAGCTGGCGGGGATGGACCTGGGGAAGTTGGTGGACGAGCTGCTCGCGCGGGAGCGCAAGGTGTCGGGGCCGTGGCTCATCCAGGATGACGCCGGGCAGCGCCTGACCTACTGGGCCCTCGCCAAGGCCTTCGCGAGCGCCAGGAAGGCCGCAGCGGCCGCCGCAAGGGCCGAAGCGCACCACGACCTCGCCGTGGAGATCGAGGCCTCCCAGTTTCGCGACCTGCGCGCCAAGACGGGCACCGAGAAGGCCGAGCAGGCCGGGATCCTCGAGGCGCGCGATCTGCTGGGGCACGCCAGCGTCACAATGACCGAGAAGTACGTGCGCGCGAGGCGCGGCGCCCGCGTGAAGCCGCTCGAGTAGAACGGGTCGGGCGAATTGGAGAAGATTGGAGAAGTTGCACGACACGGCGAACCGGGCGCATGATCGCAAGCGCCTGATTCACCGAGTGGAAATGGTGGGCCGTGAAGGATTCGAACCTTCGACCAACGGATTAAGAGTCCCGGCGAATCGTCAGAATAATCAACGGCCTGCGCAGTTTCGCTTCTCCAATCAGGTACAAGAAGCACCCCGAAAATGCCTGAAGAATCAATGGGCGTCAATCGAATTGGAGAACGGAAAAGACCATGGGAATCTTCGCGAAGTGGGTGATCTCGGCCGCGTGGGTGTTCGCCGCCGGCCCGAACCAGGACCTCGCCCCGGCCACGCCGGCGTCGCCGGCGACCATGGAGGTCACGCAGACGCTCGCGGTGCTGGGAGCCCCGCCCTGCGCGCCTGGCGTGGTGTGCCCGCCGTCCTACCCAACGGTCTATCAACGGTGGTGCACCAGCCCCGGCGTGTACACGGTGACGCTACGCCTGGGACTTCTGGCGCAGGACCATGCCGGCGGGAAGGTGTGGATCGAGAGCCCGGGAACGACGGCCCTCCTGGCGGCCTTTACGGCCGCGCCGGGGACGCCGGCCTACGTGGCGGCGTCCATGCCCGTGGCGAGCGCGGGCGACTGCTACCGGATCCGCGTGGACACGAACCAGCCGCTCGAGGTGATCGCGGACCCGGGCGTTTCGTTCCTCGTGTTCAGCCGGTAGGATGGCGGGGATGAGCGGCAAGGATACTTACGTCTGGCCCGAGGGTGTGGCTCCCGATCACTTCGGCGTCGACCACCTCGTAGCGCCAGTGGAAGGTGACCCCTTTCACGTCGGCTACAACGATCCCGGACTAAATTCGCATACGACACAGCTAAAATGCGCCAAGTGCTCGGGGACCGAGTTCCACATTGCCAGCGGTTTGTACCTGCTCGCGGTGCGCTGCGTGAAGTGCCGATGGGAATACTGGATCGGCGATTGAGCAGGCCTAGTGCAGCCCCGCCGGCCGCGCGCCGGGCCTCCCGGGCTCGCGTAGGCGCTTCAGGCGCACGATCCGGGCGAAGTCCTCGGCAAGGGTAGCCAGAGGCGGCAAAGCGGGCCCGTAGGCCCGCCACGCGAGCCGGCGGGGCCTTTTCAGGCCCGGCCCTTCGGCACGATGCCGGCGGCGATGTTCGCCGCGTCCGCGCACCACGCCCGGCCCTCGTCGGAATCGAGGAGGCGGTTCACCTCGGCGCGGACGATCGCCCAGGCCGGCGGCCCGAACCCGACAGCGGCGTTCGCGCGCCGCTTGACGCTCTGGACGCTGAACCGTTCGCCGGTCGAGTCCTTCCAGTCGTTCCGGGTAGCCGCTTCCATGAATGGGCCGAAGTCGCGGAACAGGGCGTCATCCGGCTTGTCGTTGTCGCCCACGTCCGAGAGCAAGACGCCAGAGCGAAGTTCGACCCAGTCGTGCGGTCGGCCACGCTCGGCGATCTCCTGCCGGCGCCGCTCCTCGGCCTGCTCGGGGGTGAGGAATTCGTCGCCCCACTGGATGAGGATCGGCTTGTCGGTGGTGACGTTGGCGCCTTGCGCGTCGATTGCGTCGGCCTGGGCGTTGATCGCGCGGGCGGCCGCGCGCAGTGCGGTAGCGATGGGGTTGGTCATGAGGCGAGCCTCCTATCGGGCGGTGAGGGGTTGCGCGGGGGCCTTGCTCATGCTCGAGCCGAACACATAGCCGCAGATCGAGCCGGCGAGCGTGCCCATCACGAAGCCGATCACGGTCCCGCGCAGCTGCGGGTCCATCTCGAGCAGCCACGGCGCCTTGAACACGCTGGCGGCGACGACTGCCCAGATGGCGGGGGTGAAAAGGATGATCCCGACGAAGGGGAGCGAGAAGATCAGCTTCCGCCAGTCGCCGGACTGCGCCTCGGCGTGTTCGCGGGCGCCCTTGATGCCGCCGCCACCGGCCTCGATCAGCGTGGGCAGGATGTCAGCGACAGCGGCGCGGGCCTGTGCCAGAATCTCCGGCTCTCGCTCGATCCGCTCGATGGCCGCCTGGAGATTCGGCTCGCCCGCGACCTTGGTCACGGCCTCGGCGATCATCGACGCGGCAGCGACGTTGCGCTTCTGCACTTCCGAACCCGAGCCGAACGCGGCCCCCAGCGAGGGGATCAGTTCCACGAGGCGCGGGAGGAAAGCCTGCGCGGCGGCAATTGCGATGGGGATGAGGGGAGCGGGCATGTTGCGTGCCTCCTGTTCGTCGGCGGATGGGATCGGAGGGGTGGTGGATTCGGTGATGGCCTCGCCGTAGTGCTCGGTCGCGAGGGGGTCGACTGGGGAATTGATGGGTGCAGCTGAAAGGAATCCGCCTCTCTCGAGGTAGCGATCGCGGGCGCGGTCCATCGTGAGCGTCGGCTGGCCGTATGGGCTTCCGGGAAGCGAGGCCCATTCCTTCGCGCACTTGCGGATGGCCTCCTCGAAGCGGCCGGCAATGATGTCACCCAGCGCACCTCGGCGAACGTACAGACCAATCGCCGCCTCCTCTTGGCACGCCGGTGAGAAGTCCTCGAAGCCGTAGGCGCGGACCATGTCGTCCCACGTGCCCGCGAGGAACTGCGGGCCGCCCGCGGCAGTCGAGGTGATCCCGTTGCGGGTGATCTTGCGGCGCGGGTGCTGCCACGGGGGCGCGTCAAACTTCTCGCCGCCGAACATGGTGCGGTAGCGGTCGGGCGAGTCGGCGTTCGGCCCGTGCTCACCCAGGTCCCGCACCGCATTGAACGCGAGGACGTTCGGATGCGCGAGCGCGGCGCGCAAGTCGGCCCGGTTCACTTCGGCGGGACCTTTGTCACGCCCAGGTCGGCGAGCAGCTGTCCGAGGCCGAACTTCACGATTCCGTAGGCGATGCCCGCAGCCGCGGCGATAATGGCGATCCAGCGGGCCACGGAACCCACGGCACGCACCACCGTGAAGAAGCCTTTGCCGGCTTGGAAGAACTCGACGATCTCGTCCGTGTTCGACTTGATCGCCTCGGTCAGTGTCGTGTTGGCCGCGATCTGCTTCTCGAGCGAGTCGATGCGTTCGGTCACGAGCGCGCGCCACGAGTCGTCGGCCCGTCGATCCTTCGGTTCAATGTGGTGTCCTGCCACGTGCGCGTTCTCCTGTGTCATTAGGTTTGCCGGCTGTTCTCGTGGTTGTGCCGTGCGCTGGGTTGAGTGCTTAGAGCTCCGCGTTCGCGGTCGCATGGAAGCGCAGCTGGTTGCCGATGGCCGTGCCGGCCGCGCCGGTGCAGGAGATCGAGAAGCCGTCCTCGGTCACCAGGGCGACGGCCGTGGCCGTGCAGTTGGCGGCCGCATCGGCATCACGCACCTCGGCGCTCGCCGCCGCCGGGTTGTACGTCGTGACGGCACCGGTCGGAGACTTGCGCATCTGGACCGGGAATCGGACCGTGGCGTACTGGTTCGCCGCGCCCGTCTTGCCGGCGGTGAAGAGGATCTCGCCCGTCCCCAGGCCCGCGTTCTGGGCCGGCGTCGTGCCGGGCTTGAAGCTCTTCCAGTAGAACCGCTGGCACCAGCGCAGCTGCTCCGCGTACTCGAGGCGCTCGAAGCGAGTGGCATCGGTGCCCTCCTCGAGCTGCGCCTCGGCCACATCGAGGGTGAAGGTGCCGAAGCCGGAGGTCTCGCGGATGCGCACCTCGAGGTACGCGTCGGCCGTGACTGCCGTCATGGCCGGGATGGCGATCTCGACATCGATGAGCGACCAGGTCGTGGAGACGCTGATGGCCACGTCCGATGTGTCGATCGCCGACGTGACGCCGTTTGAAACGATGTCGACCGCCAGCGACTTCGTGCCGCTCGCGACCTTGGCGTAGAAGCTCTTCGTCACCGTCTTCCCGGCGAGACGGTCGGGATGCTCGATCCGGTGGGTGAGGACGCTGTTCGCCGCGCCGGCGGCGACGGTGCGATCGACGCGGATGAAGTTGCGCGGGTTGTTCGGCACGTCGGTCTGGCCGACCGTGAAGGCCTGCTGGGTGACAGTGTTGGTGCCGCCCAGGCCGGCACGCCAGCCGTCGAGCGTGTACTGCTCGGTCGTGATGCCCGCGAACGAGGTGCCGCGCTGCGCAACCTGGAAGTCGCCGTTGCGGATGAAGTTGCGCCGGCCCGGTCCCTCGAGGATCGCGACGGCGCGCGAGAAGGCGCTCGGGTAGTCGTAGCCGGAGTTGGTCGGAAGCGGGAACATGGTTTAGCTCTCCAGGATGGCCATCTGCATGCGGTGGAAATTCTTGTTGTCCTGCGGCATCGGGGGAAGAACCTCGAGCGAGCCCATCACCGTGTAGTCGCGGCGCTTGTGCTCGCTGGGGTCATCCGGGTAGAGCGAGATCAGGATCTCGTTGGCCGGGTCGCAGTCGCGCGTCAGGTCGGACCACGTGGCGCGATCGGCCTCGCTGAAGAACTTCGTCTCGAATGGAATCGCCCGGAAGGTCTCACCCCTTCGGGCCCGAAGCGGGGCCCCGATGTTTCGCGAGAGCTGCGTCGTGCTGCGCCATGCCGGCGCGAGGCCGTAAGACGCGTTCCTCGGCGCCTGGACGTACTCGCCCAGCCAGATGCGGCGCGCCTCGAAGTACGGCGTGTCGACGTAGGCGTTCGTGACCGTGATCCGGAAGGCCGAGGCATTGACGGCCGGGAACCACAGCGAGAGCGGAGCCAGGCGCGCCGTGCGATCGCCGGCCGCGGTGCCCCACGGGGCGGCGCCCCATGGGAAATCGCCCCAGCCGAGCCCGGTCGGCGTGAAGAAGTCCAGCGTCCCGGTGTCCTTCACCGTCGTCGTGCGGGCGACGTCGCTGAAGAGCTCGAGGCGCCAGCGCGAGCCGATGAGCGCCGAGCGCAGCGCGGTCGGCCAGGCGGAAAAGTGGGACACCACCCGCACGTCGCCACCCCAGTTGCCCGTGATGACCTGCGGCTCGAGGTTGGGCGACCGCCATGGGAGATCGCGACGGCGCACCTGCAGGTTGCTGAGCGGCATCGTGGAGACGGCCGCCGGCGAGACACTTACGGTCGCGCTGTCGAAGTGGTTCGTGGGAACGAGTCGGAAGGGCATCAGTTGTACCTCGTGGTGAGGTATTCGGGCGTGACCTGGGTGATGAGGCTGAGCTGCAGCGTCTCCTGTACGGGATCCACCCGCCGGCGCACGAGCCTGAAGTTCCAGCCTCCCGAGAAGCCCCAGCGCGGCAGCGTGACCCGCACGACCTCGCCCAGCCGCCAGTCGTAGGCCTCGAGTCCCACGGTGACGGTGAGCAGCTGGTGCCACGGCTGCGCGTCCTGCACCTGCGCGGTTGCGATCTCGGTGGTGGCTCGCGGCAGCGGCGCACCCACGAGGATCTGCGTGAGGAGGCTGTCCCGCTCGAATGGGATGGCCGTCTTGTGGCTCGCCCACCAGAACGGCAGGTAAGCCGTGCTCGGGGCCAGGAACCCGTTGCCGTCGTTGAAGCGCTCGCGAAACTGGTTGCGGAACAGAACCCTCTGCTCTTCCGTGAGCGCGGTCAGCAGCCCGTCCGTCTGGGTGGTCCAGTTGCGCGTGGCGTTGATCGACGAGCCCCCGTAGGAGATCGGCATGTTCTCGATCGACGCATCTCCCTTGAGCTGCGAGCGTTGCAGCGTGCGCGTGTGCGCCACCGCCTGCAGGTTGGACGGATCGACAAGGCCCGCGCGGATCACGCCGTCGTAGTCCTGGCCGTACCAGCCCCCCAGCGGCACGAGCAGCTGATTGAGCAGATCCACCAGGTTCACGCGCTGGTTGATTGCGAAGCCCACGATCGCGTACTTGCCGCCCAGGCGCGACACGAGGTCGGTATCGGCCTGGCTGAAGGCCGCCGCGTCGATGTCCGACTCGGTGACCTCGCCGTAGGTGAGCATCAGGCGCCTGGCGAGGTCGAACGGCGCGCTCTCGGTCGCCGTCTGCACGTCGCATGTCACCGCCCCCGTCGGTGCCGCCGAGAGCTGGATCTGGCCGTCGACCGCGGTCGTGTCCATGTAGCGGAATCGGGTGAAGAACATCGTCCCGGAAAAGGACGTGCCCGTGATGTCGATCGCCGCGCCGCCCCGGGTGTTGGAGAGCTGGAAGTTGTTCCCCACCACCCCGACGACCCACTTGCGCACGTTGGCCGTCAGGCCGGCGAAGACGGTGCCCGTCGTCTGGATGAAGACCACGTCGTTGTTCGAAAGTCCGTGACCGGCGAACGTGAGCGTGTCGGTGCCGGCGTTGGCCGTGAGCGCCGTGTTGTCGCCCGAGAAGAGCGCGGCCGCCTGGCTGTCGCCCAGCGACCCGCCGGCATCGCGCACCTCGCGCACCAGCGTGGAGGCCCCGTAGTTGTCGACCACGGCGTATGTGAGCGCCGTCGCGTCGAGGAGCACCGGGGTCAAGTTGAACACCGCCCCCGAGACGATCGGCCGGAACTGCCCGATCGACGCCGCCGGGCCCGACGTGATCTGCGTCCCCTGCACAGCGGCATCGAGTAGCAGGCTCTTGTCGGAGATCTCGATGCTCAGCCGCGACTCGTTGCCCGTGACCCGCCGGACGACGCCCACGCCGACGAGCAGGAAGTCGCGACGCTTCCAGTCCTGGTCGCCGATGTAGAAGCGCACCTCGCGGCCGTCACAGACCAGGCGCTGGATGAAGTCGACCGCCCCGTCCGGATTGCTCAGCTCGAGCGTGCCGACGTTCAGGTCCGACGGCCCCGACAGCGTCATCGCGTCGATCAGCGTCTCGAACTCGCCCACCGAAGAGATGACGCTCAGGTAGGACGTATGGGCCGGCGTGTCGTCGTAGCTGGTGGCGTACGGCCGGGACGAGAGATAGACCATGCGCTCGGTCATCACGCCGTCGACTTCGCAGGCGAAGGCGAGCTCGGCGAGGACCACGCGCTTGCGGTCCTCCCGCAGCAGCCAGGTTGCGATGTCGATTGCGCCCATCTATCGCACCACCACGCGGGCCTTGACCGCGCCCGCGACGCGCGCCGCACCTTCGAGCGTGGCGTCGGCCAGTTCGCCCGCGTTGCTGTCGAGACGCTCGAAGATCCCATGCAGGAGATTCTTGATCTCGCCCAGCTCGAGGGTCTGCGCCTGGCTCTCCTCGAGGACGAGCCGCTGCAGCTCCTCGGCGCCTCCGGGCTGCACGAAGTCGCCCGCCAGCCCCGTGACCCAGTTGAAGAGGTCCTGGTACTGCGAGCTCGAGCCGTAGGCGGCGCGACCGGCCTGCAGGATCTGCTCGATCATGCCGGCGAGGCCCTGGCCGGCGGCGATGTTGCCGCCCTGCGCCTGCGCCACCATCGTGGCAAAGCGGCTCTTCAGCGTGTCCAGCTGCTGGTCCGGCGGCAGCGGCGAGAGCTGCGGGTTCGTGTAGAGGCCTCGCAGGTACTGCCACAGCGACATCTTGATGCTGAGCCAGTCGTTGGCCGCCGTCCCCGCGTTGGTCCCCACGGCCCCCAGCGCACCGGCCACGCCCGCGGCCGCGTTGCCGAGGCCCTCGAGCTGCGTGGTGATTCCCAGAATGCGCAGGATGAGGGCCTGGTCCTCGGGCTTGTAACGCGCGAAGTCGGCGGCGCCGCCCGCGTAGCTGGTGATGAGGCCGATCTGCCGGGCGACCTCCTGCCAGTCCATCCCCTGAGTCCAGGCGTTGCGCTGCATGAACTGGGTGACGGCAGCCTCGAGGTCCTGCTCGCCGAAGATGCGCGCGAGGCCGGGGTTGCGTTGCGCGGCGATCTGCTTGAACTGCGCGAGGAGTGTCGCGCTCGCGTTGGCGACCGTGGCGAAGGCCGGCGCCAGCGCCATCAGCCCCTCCCACAGCTTGCGGCCCGCTTCGGTGTTGATGTCGATGCCAGACACGAGCTGTTTGAAGGCCTCGACCGAGATCGGCATCTCGATGCCCAGGTCGGCGAAGCCCTTGAGCAGCGCATCCTGCATCAGGGTGACCTTCTCCCCCTCGGTGAGGAAGAGGTCCTGATACTGGTTCCACTGGCCCGCCACGCGCTCGAAGGTCACGCCCAGGCTCTCGCCTTCCTTCTGGAACTTCATGAGCGTCTCGACGCTCATGCCCAGGATGTCGGCGCGATCGAGGCTGTCCATCACCCCGACCAGCTCCTGGATGAAGGCCGTGATCTCTTCGCCCGAGCCTTTGAGGGCCTTCACGTACTCGGCCAGCTCCGAGCGGCCGCCGGCATCGAACACCGCGGCGACCTGCTCCTGCAGGACACTGCCGAAGAAGTCCCCGAACAGCTTCTGCAGCGCCTCGTCCGAGAGCGGCTCACCGTTCTCGTTGAGCTGGAAGTCGAAGGCGCGCGAGTATCCGCCGAGCACCGTGGACGGGTCGATGTTCACCATCCGCCCCACGGTGGAGACGATGGAGCCGATCCCCTTGAACACGCTGGCGAAGAACGCCGCCTGGTCGGTCGAGAAGGCCGCGACATCGGTGCCACGCCGGTCGGACCTGAAGAGGCCGCCCTGCTGGCTCCAGTCCTGCCACTGCTCACCCGTGATCCCGCCAGCGCCGAACGTGCCACGCACGCCGAACGCGTCATTCTGCCGCTGCTTCCACCCGAACAGGCGCGAAATGATCGGGCCGCCGGACATCGTGAAGGCGTCGCGGTCGCTGAAGCCGAGCATCTTGAGCAGCCGGTTGTCGGTGCCTTGAATCCCGGAGAGGCCACCGGACATGGCAAGAGTGGACCCCGAGAAGGAGCCGCCCGTGTCGCGCCAGCCGGACTTGAACAGGTCCATCGCCCACAGACCCGCGGCGATGATGATGCCGATGATGCCGAGCGCGCCGGCGTAGCCGCTCGCCATGCCGGCCGTCTGCTGCCCCAGGCCGGCAGCGCCCGTCAGCCCCGGGCCCTGGATCGCACCCGTCATGCCGCCGTAGAACTGCATGATTCCGGTCTGCCCGAGCGCGGTCCCGATGGTGCCCGTCCCGGTGAGGAGGCTCCCGATGTAGTTCGAGACAGCCCCGGACAGCGTGCCCTGCCCGACCTGCCCCGCCGCCGTCGAAAGCGCACCGCCACCCGAACCGCCGATGAGCGACGCCCCCAGGTTGAGGACGTAGCGCTTCACGAAGATCGCGAGCAGCTCCATCCCGAATCGCTTGGCCTCCTCGCGCAGGTACTTGAGCGCGTTGCCCACCCCGCCGGTGAGCGCTTGGGCGAAGCCGACGGCCCGGTTGGCGAGCTCGTCCCACATCGACATCGAGTTGGCGAACTGCTCCTTTGCCTCGACCGCCGTGCGAATCCGGGCGGCGAGCTCGTTGTAGTCCTCCGACCCCTGGCGGATCCCCTTGTGCTCGAGCTCGCGCAGGCGAATCGAGATCTCGCGCTCGCTGTTGGTCATGCCGAGCGCGGCAACCTCCTCCTCCATGCCCGACACCATGTAGCGGGCGGCCTCGAGGCTCTTGACGTAGGCGTCGCGCTGCAGAACGTGCGCCTCCTGCGTCTTCATCATCTCCTTGCCGACGGCCGTGTGCTGCATCAGCAGGTCCTGCACGGCCTCGCGGTACTCGTCGAGCGGCAGCTTGCCGGCGAGGTAGGCCTTGGTCAGCTTGTCGAAGCCCGCGAAGTAGGCAGCATCGATGCCGAGCGCCTTCCCGCGCAGCTCGTTGAGCGTGCGGATCGCGTCGATCATCTCCTTGTCGGGCTTGGCCGCCCCGGCGCCGCCGCTCGCCCAGTTGAGAGTCGGCTTCCCGGCCCCGCGCGCCATGCGATCGCGGGCGTCGTCGAACTTGCCGGCGGCCGCATCGGTGAGCAGCTTCTGCAGCTTGAGCTGCTCTTCGACGGACCGGCGCGTCGCGCTCACGTCGCGGTTGAGGAGCGCCTCCCATTCCTTGTTGGCCTTCGCGAGAGTCGCGTTGCGCTCATCGAGCGCCGCCGCGATCGCTGACGGATTGAAGCTCAGGGCGACGGCGCCGACCTTCATGTCCGCGAAGACGACCTTCACGCTCTCGCCGAGCGCCGAGATCGTGGCGGCCGTGAGCTTCACGTAGTCGACGAACTGCGCGAGCGCGAGCGCCATCTCCTCGGCCCAGCCGCGCACCGATCCGTTCTCCGCGAGGTTCGTGAGGGAGCCGGCCGCCTTCTGGCTTTCGACGTGGGCCTTGTACATGACCTCGACGACCGCCGTCATCGCCGGCAGCAGCTCGAGCGCCACCGCCTGCGTCACCTCCTGCTTGGCGAGCGTGAGGCGTCCCAGGGCCTTCTCGTACTCCTCGGCCCGGGCGGCCTGCTCGGCGGTGATCTTGCCGACCTTGTCGCCGTACTCGGCCATGTCCTTGAGGAAGGGCAGCAGCTGCGCCCCGCTCTTGCCGAACAGCTCCTGCGCGATCGCGGTCTTGCCGGCGCCGTCGGCGTAGCGCGAGAGGGACTTCGCCACCTCCGACATCACCTCGTCAGTGGCGCGCATGTTGCCCGCGGAGTCCTTGGCCTTGATGCCCAGGAACTCGAGCGCCTTGCCAGCCCCCTTGGTCTCGTCGTCGGCCCCCGCCATCCCCTTGGCGAGCTTGGTGAGGCCCACCTCGAGCGCGTCGACCTGGTGCCCACCGATCTTGGCGACCTGAACGAAGCCCGACAGCCGCTCGACGGAGCCGCCCGTCTTCTCGGCCATGTCATCGAGCGATGCCGCCAGCTTGACGGTGCTCGTGTAGGCGGCCTCGAGCGTGCGACCGAGGTTCTGCACCATCTGCTGGCCGGCGCCGGCCGCGAACCCGATCAGGGCCGCATCGGCGGCCTTGATCGAGGCCTCGATCTTCTTCGAGGACTGGTTGGCCAGATACTCGGCGCGCCCCATCGCGGACTCGAAGTTCGCGATGTTGCCCTCGAGGTAGACGACGAGGCGTCCGAGAAAACTCATGGCGTTTACCTGTTCCCGAAGATGCGATCGAAGGCGGCAACCTGCTCGTCCGGGTCATCGAGAACGATGACCTCGGCAGCGACCTTGTGCCAGGGGAAGTGGTGAAGGGGAGGAGGCGGTGGCGGGCTATTCGGGCCCGAGAGGGCCCCTCCCACCAACGTCAGCAGCGACCCCATCCGGTAGTCCTCGACTACGCCGCCGAACGGCTCGCACGACTCGAATGCCATCCATTCGGTGATCTGTGCGGCCGTCAGGACCTGGTTGAGGTGATCCGGATGGGGAACGCCGAGCGCAAGGCTCAGGCGGAAGAGGAACCGGCGCTCGGGTCGGCTCCGGAGAGCTTTGCCTCCTTTTCCACCGCCTTGGGCTCCATCTTGTTGAGCTTGAGCGCCTCGGTGGCCAGCCGATCGATCACGTCGCCGTTCTTGCCCAGCAGCTCGGCCTCGACTTGCTCGAGGGTGAAGATGGGCTTCAGGTCCTCGCCGACGAGCGCGTAGGCGAGCATGCGGTTGCGGAAGGCGGTCACCTGCTCGAGCTGCGATGCTTCCTTCAGCTCGACATACGCCTTGCCGCACTCGTCGCGCTGGGCAGCCGAGATTTCGGCGATGAGGACCTCGGCGCCTTCGCCCCACTCGGGAACGGGGATCGGCATGGTCTTCAGGTCTTTCGCGGCGAGGATGGCCGCTCGATTCAGGATCATGGTGTCGTTGTCCTCTACGGTCAGGGAGGGAAGCGCCCGGGCCGGGCCGTGACAGCCCGGGCGCCGGGTTACTAGGCGCGGGTGACGGCGCCGGAGATGCGCAGGACCGCGGAGCCTTCGATGATCTGGTTCACGCCGCCCTGCTCGCTGAACTGCTTGCAGTAGGCCTGGAACGTGCGGGTCTTCCCGTTCTTGAACGTGAGCACGATCTTCGAGGTCGGGCCGGCCGCGGCGAGCGAACCGCGCAGCGCCTGCTGGCCGTCGTCGGTGTCCGAGATCTGCAGGCCCAGCGTGAGCTGGCCGTTGTCCTGCAGGCCCATCCGGTACTCCATCGCGAGCGAGTCGAGGTCCGTCGCGTCGATGTCCGAGGCCGAGCCGTCGAAGCCGCTCCAGGTCTTGAAGTTGCCCAAGCGCGCGGCCGTGAGCGTGGCCGAGCCGCCGGAGGTGTACGTCGTGAAGTTCGTCGAGTCCACGCCGCGCAGCTCGAACGTGTTGGCGGTGAGCACGACGACGACGCCGACCTTGTTGTTGATCTCGGTCATGCCCACGACGCCGGTGACCTTGACGACGTCGCCGTCGACCAGGCCGTGAGCCGTCGACGTGAGCACGGCCGGGTTGGCCTTGGAGATGGCGGTGAGGGTCTTGGCCGCGCCGGACGTGCCGACGGTGAGGACCGCGCCCTGGGCGGAATAGCTGTTGGCGGAAGACATGGATCACGCTCCTTTCTGGGTGGTGTGGGAACTAGCCGCGGGTGACCGAGCCCGAGATGCGCAGCACCGCCGAGCCCTCGATGATCTGGTTCACGCCGCCTTGCTCGGAGAACTGCTTGCAGTACGCCCGGAACGAGCGGGTCTTGCCGTTCTTGAACGTGAGGAGGACGAGGCTCGTCGGGCCGCCGGCCGCCATCGAGGCGCGCAGCGCGAGCTGGCCCACGTCGGTGTCGTTGAGCTGCACGCCCAGCGTGAGCTGGCCGTTGTCCTGCAGGCCCATCCGGTACTCCATCGCGAGCGAGTCGAGATCCGTCGCGTCGATGTCCGAGGCCGAGCCGTCGAAGCCGCTCCAGGTCTTCCAGTTGCCCACCTTGAGCTGGGACGGGACGACGCTGCCGGCGCTGGTCCACGCGCTGTAGGCGGAGGCGTCGATGCCGCGCGCCTCGAACGTGGTGCTCGAGAGCACGACGACGACCGCGACGGCGTTGCGGATCTGCGTCATGCCACCCACCAGCGCGTCGAACTGGATCACGTCGCCGTCGGCGTAGCCGTGCGCGACCGTCGTGGTGACGACCGGGGGATTGGCTTGCGTGATGCCGGCGATGGCACGCGTGGTGCCCGTGGCGCCGATCTTCAGGGTCGCACCCTGGGCGGAATAGCTGTTGGCGGACGACATGGCGTTTTCCTTTCTTCAGAAATGCAAAGCCCCGCTCTCGGCGGGGCTCGGCTGGTGGTCGATCGGCGACTTAGTTGTGGTGGATGGAGAAATCGTGGCTTGCGCTGTGGTGCTTCGTGACCGGATCGTAGCCATCGGGGTTGTCCCCCAGTCGCACGCATCCGTAGATGTTGGCGGCCACCGGCGTGGCGCTCGCGCCGCCCGACGACCAGGTATCGAACTTGGCCTTCACGAGCTCGAGAAGGTCTTCGGCCGCCGTGGGCGTCTCGCCCCAGCAGTCGACCTGCACGCGCGAGATGACCATCCCGTCCGCGCCGTCCAGGTTGTTCACGGGGTCGGCGAACACCCGGCTGACGACGATGTAAGGAGCCGGGGCGCCCTGGGGCGCGAGGCCCCAGTGAACCTTGGTGGCCACGCCCGTCACGGTGCGCAGCAGCGCGATGACCTCGCTCTTCATGACTTGCGCGCTCCCCACTTCTCGATCCGGGCCTTGAGCCGCTCCGCGATCGCGTTGACGGCCGCCTCTTTGGCCGACTCGAAGGCCGGCCGCATGAAGGGCCGGGCCGGCACGTGGCGCGTCCCGAACTCGACGAAGCGCCAGTACCAGGCGTCGTTCGAGTAGTCCTTGCTGACTTTTCCGGTGGCCTTGTCCTTCGTGCGCTTCGGGCCCATCCGTACGCCGACGAACCAGCCCTCCGACAGCTCGGTCACGAGCTCGCGGATCCGCTTCACGTAGATGTTCTTCTGCATGCGCCCGGTGTCGACCGGCGCCCGGCTCTTGGCTTCCTTCTGAATCGCCACCGCCCCCGCCCGCATGCCGGCGCGCAGCGCGTTCTGGCGCACGTCCTTGGGCATCTCCCGCAGCGAGCGCGCGAGATCCTCGAGACCCTCGATCCGGCTTCCCATGGTCAGCCCTTGTTCGCGCCCTGCGTGCACAGCAGCTCGAGGTACTCGTGCCGCTCCTCGAGGTCGAGAACGCCCACGATCCCGTACAGGCGCCCGCCGAAGTTGACCCGCATCTTCGCGTCGATCGCGATGCCGGTCTGGTAGCGGATGCGGATCCGGGTGTCGTGCACCACCTGCGGGGCCTGGGCCCCCAGCAGCTCGCGACCGGAGACCGGCCGGATCCACGCCCAGCAGGCCACCACGTCCGACCAGGTCGTGCTCTCGGTGCCCAGGCCGTCCTGCGTCGTCACCTGGGACTGGATCGTGATCCGCTTGTTCATCTTCCCGATCATCACAGCCTCGGCACCGTGAAGCGGTCGAGCAGGCGATCGACGAAGGGCATGCCCCGCACTTCCTGGCCCTGCACGAAGGCCTCGCGGTTGACGTAGGCGGCTGCGAGCTGCAGCTGCATCCACTGCCGGATCGCCGCGGGCACCTTGGTCGGGTCGGTCGCGTGATAGCCCGCGGTCCAGGTGACCTCGACGGCATTGATGTCCGCCCGGGTCTCGGGCCAGCTCACGTTGTAGGCCGGCACCACCCACGCCGGCTCGTTCGTCGCATCGACCGTGTAGCTTGCCGGCGAGAGCGTTTGCTGCACGCCATCGCGGTCGAGGTACTTCACCGAGGAGACGGCCAGGAGCGGCACGCGCGTGAGCTCGATCGCATCCGGGAACGCGTCGAGGGTGAGCTTCCACGTCTGGCCCAGGAGCGCCCGCCCCGTCTTCTGTTCTGCCATCTGGCGCACGGCCGAGATGAGGCCCGTGATGAGCGCGTCGTCGGCCGTGATGCCGTCCTCGACCTTGAGCCAGAGCTTGGCCTCGGCGAGCGTCACCGGCTCGACGGTCACATCGGTGATGAGCTGCAGTCCCATCCGGGCCTCCTATCGCCGGCGGCCGCCGCTCGAGCGGGGCCGGCTGGTGTTGTTCTGGTCCGGCCGGTATCCGGTCGGCATGCGAAGGGTCGGCCCGCGGCCCCTTGGGCCAGGCACCGGGATGACACCGTCGATCGCGAAGACGACCCCCACTTCGATGACGCTCGCAGCATCCAGCCCCGAGACGCTCGCGAGAACGGACCCCACCTCCGCGCCCGCCCCAGCATCGGCGACGACGGAGCTCGCCGCGATCGCGCCGGCATCCAGCCCCACGCCGACATCGCCCACGATCGCGAAGGCCGCCAGCGTGCGCGCTTCCGCACCCGCACCGACATCCGAGCCCGCCACCAGGACGGCCGTCGCCGAAGCCTCGGCCGCCGCGCCGGAGTCGGCCACGGTGCTCGAGCTCGCGATCGCCCGAGCCTCCGATGCCGAGGCGCTGTCGCCCACCGTGCTCGAGGCCGCCAGCACCACCGCCTCCGCAGCCGAGGCCGCGTCGCCGTCCGACTTGGCAGTGACGCCTCCGCCGGTATCGACGGAAGTGCTCTCGGCCCCGCTCGCACTGTCGGCAGCCGCGAGCGAGGCCTGCGTCGCCGTCGCCTCCGATCCCGCGCCGGTGTCCGCACCCGAGCTGCCCGCCTGCGTCGCGGTGGCCTCGGCCGCGCCGCCCGCGTCGGCCGAGCTCGCCCCCGCCTGCGTGGCCGTGGCCTCGCTCGCGGATCCGACATCCGCACCGGCCACCGTGACTGCCACAGCCGCCGAGTCCACGCCGGCACCCGACTCCGCCGCCGACAAGGTGACCGCGATGGCCGTCGCCTCGGCACCCGCGCCCGCGTCGCCAATCGACACCGAGACCGCCAGGCTCACGGCCTCCGCCGCGCTGCCGGCATCCGCCGCCGCAAGCACCGCAGCCAGAGCAGTCGCTTCCGCGCCCGAGCCGGTGTCGGCGCCGGCGAGCTGGGCGGTTATCGCGGCGGCTTCAGTGGCACCTGCCGTATCGGCAGCGCTCGCCGAGACCGCGATCGACAACGACTCCGCCGCACCCGCCGCGTCTGCGTCGGACTTGGAAACCGTCGACGAAGCCAGCGAGAAGATCAGCCGGACCGGCCGATAAGCGGGCCACGGGGCCCGGCTGAACAGGCGGCGCGAAGCCATCTCGGCCTAGCCGATTTCCTGCACGACCGCGTAGCCGTTCATGGTGAGCGAATCGGCAGGCGCGCCCACCAGCTCGATCGTCATGCGGCGCGAGGCCGGCATGATGAGCTGCATCGGCTCCGGCAGGATGATGTCGAACGGGCCGCGCACGTTCCAGGAGTACCCGTAGTGGGTGACGATCGTCCCGGCGCTCGCTTTCGTCGTGTTGTTGGCCTCGCAGGTGAACGAAGCCGCGCCGCCGCTCGCATCGGTTGCCACCGGCGTCACGCTGGAGCCACCGGATCCGGAGGTGCTCTGGCCGGACTTGACCAGGATCGAGAGCAGCTCCTCGGCGGCGTCGCCGACGTCGGTGTATTGCGAGACGCCGAACCCGATCAGAACGATCGGCTTGGCCGAGCCCGCGACAATCTCGAAGAGATCTTGCGTCTGGGTGGCCGCGACGGCGTTGAACTGGACGGTATAGATGCCAGACATGGCTGAGGGCTCCTAGAAGAATTGCAGGGGCGCGTAGCGTCGCGCCAGCGACTGGATGAACGGTCCGATCGAAGAAGAAGCGCCGCCACCGCTGCCAAGGGTCCAGCGCGGGGTGAGCGTGTAACTATCGAGTGCGCTGGCTCCTGCGTAGACGCGGAAGTCGAAGTAGTCCCCGTCCACCGAGGGCGACTGCGCCTGCAGGCACCACTCGAGCTCGGTGTAATCGTCGGTCGTGATGTCGATCGAGTCCGTGCCGTTCTCGTCGTCCCACATGCGGCCGGTGACGAAGTCGCTCGTAGACTTCCCGCTCGGCGCGGTGAGTTGCGCCGTCGTCGCTTCGCCGCCGGCCGTGACGTTCGCTGAGGCCGCGACGTAGACCTCATTGGTCACCGGTGCCGTGTACTCACGCAAGCGCACGATCACCACGCCGCCGGAGCACGCCGCGCTTCCGGTGTACGCCCAGGTCGGCGCGGCGTTCACGTTGCTCGTGCCCGAGATCGCCGCGAAGGTGTCGATCACGTGCCGATGATCGTTGCCGGTGGTGACCGCCGTGCTCGCGCGGTTCGTGCGCGTGCCGAACGTGACGCCGGTGGCCGTGAGCGATTGCGCCGACTGCGTGACAGTATCGACGCGCTGGCCGACGGCCACGAGCACCGCGTCGCCGGTGTTCCAGTTCATCGAGGCGAGCGTCGCGGAGAATCCGGTCCCGCTTGTCGAGTCGTCGCCACCCTGCGCTTCGATCGTCCACGTCCCCGAACCGGACTTCGTGAAGCGCGAGATCGTGCCTCGGCACGTGTCACCACTCGTGATCGAGACGGTCAGCGTGCCCGACTCGGTTCCAACCGCTTCCTTACCGAACACCGTCACTCGCCGCGGCCCGGTGTCGATGCCGAAGGTGCCGTCCGTCGAGGCCCCGGTCGCGAGCAGGGTCCAACCCGAGGGAGTCGACGGCGTCGGGCTTCCCGTTCCACCGCTCGTGATCACGCACACGAGGTATTGCCCCGCCGTGATGCCCGTCGGGTAGGACGGCGCCACCGTGGTCGTGCCGTTCGCGCCAGTGCCAATCGCACCGAAGGTCACGGTCCCATAGACCTCCGGCACCGTCGCGCCGACCGGGACTGCGACGTACCCCCCGGCCCCGTTCTTCTGGTAGCGCAGGGTGAAGGCTGCGCTCGCCAGATCCAGCGTCGCATTCACCAGCATGCGCAGGCGCAGGTTGGTCGCGAGCGGCGCCGTCTTGTCCGTGTCCTGCGAGGCGGCCCAGGTCGCGGAGGTCTCGCTCCCGTCGTCGTTTCGGAAGCGAAAGCCCTCTTGGTCTGCCGTTGCCGCCGCGCCGGACTCCTTCCAGGCGGCGATGACGTGCCCGACCTGCGTGAGAGCTGCGCCGGCGGTCCACGACGAGTTGTAGCTTCCCGAGCCTCCCGTGACGATTCGCGTGGCGGAGGCTGCGGGCCAGTACAGCCCGGCGTTCGTCTCCTCCTGCTGCTTCGTGAATGAGGCGCCCGCCGTCCAGCTGGTCGGACCGGTATCGGTTCCCACGCCCGCCACCAACATGAAGTCGGCGACGGTCGGGGTGATGGCGTTCGAGTCGTACGGCGACGTTGAATCCAGGTTCGAGGTCTGCACGTCGACGACAGGGTTCGTCCCGACCACCTCGACAAGCAGCATCGTGATGTCGGTTCCGGCGACGCTGAACGTCTGGCCCGTTCCTCGCGAGCCCCCTTCGTTCTTGAAGTGGAAGACGTACCCCGGAGTCGAGGAGATCTGAACGGACGTGCCGACAAGGGACCACCCGGTCGCGCCGTTGAGCGAGTCCGTGACCGTCGGATTCGTAGACTGCGTCGCCGTGACGATGATGGAGATGCCGGAGCCTGCGGTCGTGTTCAGGCCGGCAGTGGTCGCCGTGCCTGCACCCGAAACGTTGGCCTTCGCGGTGACTCCCTGGGAGAGAGCCATTACGGCATCCGCCTGTAAGCCACGGCACCCTGCGCGTTCACTCCGGTCACAGCCTTCTCTTCCTGGATGACCGTGTAGTTCGCAGCGGTCTGCGTGAAGTTCTGGTCGAACCTATCTCCCGCCATGGCCGAGAGCAACAGGGCCTTCGGAGCCGTGACGTTGAGGGTGGGCGAGAGGATCGGGTCGGTCCCGTCTACGGTGCCCACGGTGGAGCCGATCTTCGCGCCCACGTCCACCAGCTCGACGAAGAAGGCCGTCACCTCGGCCGTCTCCGCGCCGCCCGTCTTCGTGATCGACACGGTGTGCCCGGCGCCGCCCGTACCGTTCGCGCAGATATAGCGAAGGAGGTCGAAGTCGCCCGAGTAGTTCGCGACCGTCGAGTCGAGCGTGTAGGTGTTCCCCTTGTTGTCGGTGACCGACTGCAGGTAGAGGCTCGTCATGATGACGTCGACCACGAAGGTCGAGCCGCTCGGCTGCGTGGTGACGCCGGACGTGGTCTGCGGCGACGTGGTCCCGGAATCCGAGACCTTGGCGCTGCCGCCGATAGATGCATTGCCGTTGTCGACGAACGCCGTCAGGTTGACGGCACCTCCCTGCGTGGGCGTGCTAGTCCACGAGATCGACGTGTTGCCGATGTCGGGAAGAGCACCCGCAAGCCTGGCGCGCGTCGGAACGCGCGCAGGCCTGGGGAGCCGCGCAAGGCCGCCGATCTGCACAGTTCCCCCTGTACTAGGAGATCGTGATGGTGACGGTGAACTGCCAGGACTGCGCCGAGGTCTTCGTGCCGAGCGAGGAAACCGCGCGGTTGAGCATCCGCCCGGCCGCGGCCGCGTTGAACACCGCCCACTCCTGCCAGGCGAAGTTCGCGTCCGTGGTCGCGAACGTCGACCGGAACGTGTAGACGCCGTTCGCGACCGTCGGGTAGGTCGCGTCCATGACCTTGCGCAGCTTGTTGGTCGCCGCCTGCAGGTCCGTCTGCCCGACGGACGCGGCCGTGGACGAGTCACCGACGCCGATGTTCGCGTTGGCGTTCGTGTAGGGCGTTGCCAGGCCCGAGCTCGTGAGGCCGTTGCCGATGTCGGTGAGGCCCGTGTTGACCAGCAGGTTCCGGGAGAGCCGGATCTCGCTGGGCGCGATGCCCCGGGCCGCGAGCATCTCGAGCGCGGAGGCCGCCGCGTCGCGGGGCGTGGCGCCGTGCGCGACCAGGTCGATCTCGAGCTCTCGCTTCTGCTCGAGGTGCTTCGGGTCCCACTTCTCGAGCATGCCGATGCCGAAGACGCGGGCGCGCTCGATGGGCAGGTCGGCGATGTGCAGCTCCGCGGAGGGAACCAGGTCGCGCAGCTGGGAGTGGCGGGCGAGGATCATGTCCATGGTCAGCCCCCCAGCACTTCGGCTGCGTTGCCGACATCGCCGGCCGAGATCTCGACGGCCTCGACCACCGGGAGAGGTGCGAGCGCGGCGTCGATCTCGGCCACGCGATCGGGGACAGCCGCCTTGATGAGGTCGACGGCGCGTTCCCACGCCTGGCGCGCGAGCAGCTCGCCGCCGGCGCCGGTCGTTTTCAGGAAATCGTTGAAGTCCATTGGGAGCTCCAGGCGTGCTGCGGCACGCGAAAGTTGTGGGGCCCCGCGGAGAACCGCGAGGCGAGGACGCTACTCGGCCTTGAGCTGCTCGGCGTAGGCCACCGCGTCGGGATGGTCGTCGGCGGATCCGCTCGCGACGAGACCCGCGGCGATGTCGGCGTCGAGGACGGCGAGACTGCCGGCCCGGCCGCTGTAGTGGTCGACGAGCAGACGCACCTTGACGACGGCGACGGGAGCCTGCGGATCCGCCGGCGGCTGCTGGTCTGCCGACGGCTGGGACGCGGCCGGCGGTTGGGATTCGAGCGGAGGCTGCACCTCGCTCGAGGGATCGGGTTTCTTGGCCATCTGGATGGTCTCCTGTCAGGGGACGAAGCGGGGCCGGCGAACCGGCCCCGCGTCACGCGTCAGGTCGCGGAGTTGGCGTAGTACTTCAGGCTGCCGCCCACGTCGACGTACTGGCCGCCGCAGCGCGCCCAGGCGAGGAAGCCCACCTGACCCAGCTTCGTGTAGGCCGAGTCCGTGAAGCGGAAGAGCGAGAGCTGCATCGCGTCGCGCACGATGTAGTTCGCGAAGTCGCCGAACAGGATCGACTTGGCGTTCGCAGCCATCGCCGCGACGTCCTGGTTGATGACGACCTTGTAGCCCAGGAGCGAGTCGGCCATCGGGCCGGCGAGGCCGTCGTAGCCGGGCAGGAAGATCGGGCGGCCCTGGCTGTCCTTCAGCTTGCGCACGACCTTGAGGCTGGAGTCGGCCATCATGAAGGCCGCCTTGGGGCTGGCGCGGTACGCCGGGTCGACCGAGTGGATCAGGTCGACGAGGTCGTCGAAGATCACGGTCGTGGTCTGGCCGGTCGTGCCGACCTTGCCGGAGGCGGCCGCCGTCACGACACCGTTGGGCTGGCCAGAACCGGTGCCCGTGGTGAAGTGCGTGTTGGTGATGCGGCCGATGCGATCGACGATGCGCTTCTGGATGAAGGCCTCCATGTCGACCACGGTGTCCTGCATCAGCTCGATCGGCACCGCGATGATCTTCGAGCTGTACTTGTAGGTCGACAGGGTCTTTACCCCGAAGGACGGATCGGCTCCGGTGGCCGTGGTGTTCTGGCCGATCAGTTCGCCGACTTCGGAGGTGCCGTCGGACGTCGGGTAGTTGATGTCGTTGCCGGCTTCCGTCTGGATGACGGTGGCGATCGAGCGCACGCCGCCGTACAGCTTGAGCGCGTCGTAAACGGAGCGGGCCACCTCGGTGGGCACGGTGTAGCCGCCTTCGGCGGGCGTCGTCGTCGACATCGTGTTGCGGATGAACGTCCAGTCCTCGGCGCTCACCGCCTGGTCGCCGCCGCGCAGCCACTTGTTGAAGATGGCGTGGGCGCGAGCCTTGGGCGAGCCGTCGTCGCCCGACGGGAGGCGGTCGGCGCGATCGATCACCTTGTCCGTGATCTTCTGCTCGGCCTCGAGGTCCATCTGGCGCTGCAGCCGGGAGATCTGGCCGTCGAGCGCCTCGATCTCCTTGTACTTCGCGTCGACCTGCTCGCCGATCGCGGCCGTCCACTTTTCGCCGACGTTCTCGTCGAGCAGCTTGCGGGCTTCCTGGGCGAGGGCATTGCGGCGCTCCCGCAGGGCTTGGATGCTGTTCATGCGATTCTCCTTTCACAGAGAGTTGAGGGTACGAATGAAAACGGCGCCCGAAGGCGCCGGCGATGCAGCGGAGCGCGGGAGCGCGCTACGCGGGGCACTTTTCGAGCAGCGTGAGGCGCCGCTCGAGGTGAGCGCGAGCCTCGGCGAGCTCGCGCTCGACGGGATCCTGCTCGGTGGTCTTGGCGGCTTCGGGCGCCTTCTCGAAGGCCGCGAGGTTCCAGCGGTTCTCGGCCGGCGCGCCGTCGATCACGCGATCGATGAAGCCCTCGGCCTTCGCCTCGTCGGCGGTGAACCAGGTCTCCTCGTCCATCCAGGCAGCGATCTGCTCCTCGCTCTTGCCGGTCTTGCGCTTGTAGTCGGCGACGATCGAGCCGTCGATCTTCTCGAGCAGGTCGGCCATCTGGCGCAGCTCGCCGGCGTTGCCCATCACGATCGTCCACGCGTTGTGGATCATGAAGAACGCGCCCTGCGTCATCTCGACCTCGGCGGCCGCGAGCGCGAGGAAGCTGGCCGCGCTGGCCGCCAGGCCGTCGATGTGCGCGACCACCTTGCCGGTGTGACCGCGGACGGCGGTCACCATCGCGCGGGCCGCCATGACGTCGCCGCCGGGCGAGTTGATGCGCAGGTGGACGGTCTTGCCGGCGACGCCCGCGAGAGCCTCGGCGAACGCCTGGGCGGAGATGCCCCAGTAGTCATCGATCACGTCGTACACGTAGATAGTGGCCTCCTCGCCGGCCGCCTCGACGCGGATCGCGCTGCGCTTCGGGTTGTCCTGCACCAGCTGCAGCAGTTGCGGGACGCGGTTGCCCTTCACGGCCTTGAAGTTACGCGGCATTCGAGCCTCCTTCGGTGTTGCCCTTGGCCCCTGCGGCCTTCGGGTCGTAGGGTTTCGAGTAGTCGCCACCGAGCGGCGGCATGTTTTCCTTGGCGCGCACCTCGTCGATCGACAGCCAGCCCGGGCCCTGGCTGCCGCCGATCGCCTGCCGGTAGGCCTCCGAGCGCCCCTTGGCATCCGCCGCCAGAAGGCCGTCGACGTTGGGCTCGACGAAGTACCGGCTGATGCGGAAGCACTTCCGGTTGATCTCCTGCTGGAAGCGGGTGAGGTGCGGCAGCAGCGTGTACTTGAGGAAGCCCAGGCTCATGGCCTCGACGCCCGACCCCCAGCTGGTGGTCTTTTCGGTGCTCCCGATCATGAAGGGGGGCACGCCGTAGGCGCGGGCGATGTCTTCCACCTGGAAGCGCCGGCTCTCGAGCAGCTGCGAGTCGGCCGCGGAGAGGCTGATGGTCTTCGCCTCCATGCCGCCGTAGAGCACCATGGGCCGGCCCGAGTTGGCCGAGCCGCCGTACTTCTCGGCCCAGAGCTCGCGCAGCTTCGAGAGCTGCTCAGGGCTCAAGTCGCCGGGCGAGGTGATGACGACCTTCTGCAGCGCGCCGGTCTTCATCATGTTGCCGGCGTACTCCTCCATCGCGATCGCGTTGCCGATCGCCTGGTAGGCGGCCCAGCGCACCACGCTCATCGAGCGCAGGCCGTTGTAGCCGTAGCCGGGGAAGTGCAGCACGTCGTCCTGGTCGAAGCCGCGCGCCCGGCCATCGCCATACGGGTCATCGACGTAGTAGCGGATGCGGCCCTCGACGATGGCGTTCGTCCAGCACCCCGGCGGCAGCGGGAGCAGCTCCGTCGCGTCGCCCGCCTTGTTGCGCACGATGATCGCGACGCCGTCGCCGCGGTTCAGCATGCAGCCCGTCATGTGCTCCCAGAACGTCGCCGCGGACCAGCGCGGGCTCGGCTCGTTGTTGAGGAGCCACCAGAGCGGATGGTCCCGCGCCTTTTCGCGCGTCTCGTTGTCGACCGCCGACCGGTACACCGGCCAGGGCAGGCTCGCGATCGCGCCGGCGATGAGCGCCGAGCAGCGGTAGGCCGACGAGAGGCGCATCGCCGTCTCCGGCGTCACGGAGACGCCCGAGTACGAACCCAGGTCGCTGAAAATCGACATCATCCCGTCGCTGTTCGAGGAGACGATGTCGGCGCGGGGCCGCGCGGCGCCCCCCGACTTGACGGGCGTCTCGATGACGGCGCGCTCGGCTTCGGAAAGGCCCCGCGCAGCGCGCTTGAATGTGGCTTGCCAGGCGTGCATCAGACCTCCGCGAATCCGGGTTTCGGAACCTTCGAACCAACCATGCAGCGCGCGAGTGCCATGATCGCGGCGACGACGCCGTCGATCTTGTTCTCGTACCGCTCCTTGCGCGGGTAGATGTTGTCCTTCGCGTCGCGGTGGCAGACCACGTTCGCGACCATCCACTCGAGCACCGGGCAGCCGGTGTGGTGCAGACGACCCGAGAGCGCCAGCGCCTCGAGCTCCTTCATCGGCTCGCTCAGGTACTGCACCGTCTGGCGCAGCTCCACCATCGGCAGGCCTTCGGCCACCATCTCCTGCGCCAGCTGCGTTGCCTGGTAGGGGTCATACGGCACCTCGACCAGCCGGAAGGCCTTCGCGTCCTCGCGCAGGTCCTCGCGGATCTTGCCGAAGTCCGTCGTGTTGCCCTCGGTCACCACCAGGTGCCCGGCCCGGGCCCAGCCCTTGTACTGGCTGTTGCTCGAGGCCTCGACCGCCTCCTCGTTCAGGTAGCTCGTGACGAAGAGGTAGTAGTGCCAGACGCCGTTGATCTCGCGCCGGAACAGCTTGGCCTTGGCCGCGATGTCGCTGCGGGAGGCGAGGTCCAGCGCGGCCCAGCACTCCTGCCCCTCGAATTGGGCCGGATCCAGGTCCCGGTCCGCGCACGCGTTCCAGGCCCGCATGTCCATCCAGGCCGTGTCGGCGTTCACCCAGACGTTGAGGCGCTTGGTGAGGAACTCGTTCGTCGCCGAGGCCATCACCATGGCCTTCGCCGCCTGCGCCCGCATGTCGTCGAGCTTCACCGAGACGTTGAGGTTCGGGTTGGCCTTCGGCCAGCACGCCTCGTCGAATGGGTCGTCGTCGTCGTCGATCGTGTAGATGAGCCCGAACCACGTGTCATCGACGACCGAGTCCCCCTCGATCTTGAAGCCCAGGCCGCCGTGCCGGTGCAACACGCCGTTCAGGATCTTGCAGACGTATGCACGCAGCTCGTAGCAGATGCCCGCGCGGTCGCTGCCCGCCGTGGTAATCCCGCCGCCCATGGCCTGCGACCGGGCGCCGGTCGAGCTGTCCATCACGTCCCACAGGCCACGCTCCTTCTGCGCGTGGACCTCGTCGGCCAAGAAGCCGTGGGTGTTCAGGCCGTCGAGCGACCCGTGATCGCGGGCCAGGGGCTTGAAGGTCGAGTTCGACGTCAGCGAGAAGATCGCCAACGTGTTGTAGGCCGCCCCGAGGTGCGCGAACTCCGGCTCGCGTTGCACCATGGCCTTGGCCGTCGACCAGACGATCTTCGCCTGGTCCTTCTTCGTCGCGAAGCTGTAGACCTGCGCCCCCGGCTCGCCGTCGGCGAACGTGAGGTAGTTGCAGATGATCGCGCCGATCGCCGTCTTGGCGTTCTTCCGCGCGACCTCCTCGTAGAACCGGCGGAAGCGACGCAGGCCCGTCGCCTTGTTCACCCAGCCGAAGAGGTTGGCCAGGAAGAACACCTGCCAGTCCTCGAGCCGGATCCGCTGCACCCGGGCCACGCCGTCCACGTAGACGGGCTTCGCCCACTCGCCTTCGACGTGCGGCATCAACTCCGCGAACGAGCAGATCCGCTCGACCAGCAGCGGGTCGAACCGGTACGGCCAGTCCGTCGCCTGCGCCTCGAGGTCGTCGAGGAATCGACGGCACGCGGCCTTGATCCACTTTCCCGCGACGACCTCGCCGGCGAGCACCTGGTGCGCGTATCGCTCGGTCCGATCGGCGAACGACAACACCGCAGCCGGCGCGGCCTGCCCCGCGTCGCCGTCCATGCCTACTTCGACGCGAACGACGCCAGCGTGAGGCCTTTCGGCAGCTCCGGGCTCTCGGGAGATTCCATGCCGGGCAGCGAGGGCTGCATCTCACGGCTCGCCGTCACGCGGGCGCGCATGCTGGGCGAGAGCCCGAACTCCTGGGCGTACCGCAGCGCCTGCTCCATCGCCTTGTTCGCGATCTGCAGCCACACGCTCTGCTGCTCGTACTCGCTCGGCGTGAGCTGCACCAGGCCGGGGTAGCGGCGCGCGTTACCGCGGGGCGCTTCCTCGCCGGAGGCCTTCGCCGCCTTCGCGCGCTCCTCCGCCTCGCGGTTCAGCTCGCGCATGCGGTTCTCGGCGGCGACCCAGCGGCCGTACGCCTGGCAGTACATGGCGAACATGGCCATGTCGAGCTCGCTGATGAGGCGCAGCTCCTCGAGCTGGGGCGCGAGCCGCTTCCATTCCGCCTTGGCCTCGGCCGACAGGTGGGCCGGCATCTTGGGGATCATGACCGTCGGGTTGATGCCCGCGTCCAGGTCGATCGGCCGGCGGCCGGGGTTGCCGTTCACCAGCTTGAGCTGGGGCGGCTGCGGTTTCGGTCCTCTCTGTCCCATGGCTGGCCTCTCGACGAAGGGATACCCCCCTCCCCCTGAAACTTGCGACTGCGAAAATTGTGG